CCCTTGCTTTACAACGTATTTTTGTGTACCGTGCTTGCCAGTTTCAACTTCTTTTTTTAAATTTTTTACAAAGCTCATTTGTTTAGCTTTCTTTTCCATATCTTCAAGATACTGTACAATTTTTCTAGTGACTCGTTCCATTTTTATATACTATCTCTCTGTTGGCATCTTTTAATGCTTCTACGTCAGTTAATAATTTTGATATCTGACCTTCCATAAATTCTATCTTTAATTTGTTACTCATGTTCATTTCAATATTTTCTTGTAGCTTTTCTACTTGTTTATATAGATCTTCGATAAGCATGTACTGTTCAGAATCTGCGGGAAGCGACCCAAGTTGGCCCCGTGGCCATTTTATTCTAAAGTCTGTGTTCTCTGTTAAATCTTTTTCCATTAACTGAAGTCTAGTGTCAGCTATGTTTAGACGTTCTACAATCTGGAAATAGCCCATGGTGCCGAGGGCGACGATTATAATCAGGGAGACTACCGTCTTCATAGGCATTTGTACGGCTGCTTCTTCTCCGATATGTAATGGTTTATTGCTCATTTATTTTAGGTTTTGGTAGCGGTAGTATAGTATCTTTTAGCTCAATTTTCAATGGAGTATGGTCTACCGGCCTTACAAAAAAGGCCAGTAAACAGAATAAAACTATCAGTATTGCTGTGAATGTGTAATTCATAGCCACTAACTCCTCTTATTATTTAATAATTAAAGCAATTACTAAAGCCACAAAAATAATAGATTCTATTTTGTGGTTGTGCCAGTAATGAAACGCTTTGTCCTTTACCTTTTTAATCATTTTTTTTCTCCTCTATTTCATAGAAAAACTTGTCGGTATCTTCTGTCCGCCAAGCTCTACTATCTTCTACATTCCATTCAGATGTTTGCACTTTCCAATCAGGTATATCATCTTTCACTGTGAAAGAAGGTATGTCCCATATACATCTGTTGTTAGGTTGTGCTGCAAAATTGCCGTCGTCTAAGGCAATTATGTGAGCGCACTTGTGTTCGTGCGGTATCTCTGAATGATCAGTGTCAAGTATATTACTTTCAGGATGTGCAAAGTCAACAGTAAATAAATATTTACCTGCATGCCATTTTTTATCTTTGCCTATGTATTTGCCGGCTTGTCCATCTAGTATGTCCCAACGATGAACAGAAGGATAATAAGAAAAACAATTCCAGAGCTGTAGTTCATCAAGTCGTCTTGTGGGCACTCCGGATGCCTCAAATCCCGTTTGAATAAACGCGCTAATTGG